TTTTACCCGCTATCTTCTTCGCCATAGTGTTTATTCGTGCATAGTGCCTCTATGTATCTCTTTTGAAAATGCTCTCTGCTATGAGCCTTGTAGCTCGTCTGCTGACAAGCGGACTAGCCCCTTATATAGCATAAGAGTTATTCACCTGCTATCTTCAAGAGTTCTTCATCACTCAATCCTGCTAATGGACGACCTGCTGTTGTAATATCCAGCTTTTTTGTTATCCTTTGTTTCAAATCGTTTCTGTGCTTGATGGCGTTTATGGTGTCTGTGTCTTTACCTTTTATAATAATCTGTGTTAGTCTTTTATCAGAAACTACATCATCATTAAATAATTTCAACATTAAAGCATTAACTCTCTCCCTTATGTTATCCATTCTTAAGTTTTGACTAGCCCCACTAGCACAAGTATTATATGCTCTATCATATTCACTTGTTCCTTTTAGTTCATTACCTTTTTCGTCAATCTCTCTCTTTGTATCACGGCTCGCTAAATCATAACCATAAGCCTTTGCATAACTTAATACACCCGATGAAAATGTCTCGCTATTCTCATCTGTATATGCTCTGCAAAATAGTTCTTGCTCTGGTGTTAGTTCTTTTGTTTTATCTTGCTCTAATGTCATTTAAGTTTATCGGCTCGCAAAATGATGTATCTATCGTCTCATTAAATTAAAATCAATAGCAGTCATTATACGGCTTCAATATATTCATATTATACCATAAATAGCAAAAAAGCCCAAGCTAATGGACTTTCTTACTCCGACCTTATTAACCTTCTAACTCTAAGTGTTGTTATTTTGCGTTAGTGATAAACTCAAAATACATCTTATTGTTTCTATGGTGTGCCTCACAATGCTCCCTCAAAGCAACTAAACTAGCAGTTATAACATCTCGCATAACTTCTAATTGAAAATCGCTACCAGCATCCACTTCAACGATAACCTTTAATGTTTTTTTATTTTTCATAAAGTTAAATAGTCAAACACTACATTATAATCTTTTTCTAACTGCTCTGCCTCGCCATAATCATTGTCTGCCGTCATACCACTAGCTAACTCATCTATCCTATTCAAGGCGTTTATAACTTTAGTGTTCTGCTTACCCTCCCACATAGCAATAATCCTGTCCGCTTTTTGTGGTGTCATTTCTGCTAGTAGTATCTCTGTGCCTTTCGCTACCGATATTGTGTCTGTGTCCGACCATAAATCGTGAGGCATTTTAACATACACCCCGACCCTTTCACCTCGCTTTGTTATACTAACCACCTTGTCTCTATATAATTTTAATCGCATATATTGTTGTGATAACTAATAATAATGTAATTACGAACCACATCAACCAATCCCAAAAAGGATTATGTGGCGTATAATTGCAAGTCCATATCTCATTCAAGTCAAACAATAGTTTTTGTGTCATATCTTTTTTAACTAATCATCACGGCTTATACATCATTTCTCTAAAACAAAATCAATGGTGAGCCGTATATGATGTCGTTTTTTCTCTAAAAGCCCAGTTTTTGTGCTTTCTTGTTTATATGATGCCCGACCCCTAGCTTTTCAATATCACCCTCCATTGCCTCTGCCTCCGCCATATCATCACTATCAATCCCCGCTATCTCTAAATCAATCTCTTCAATCTTGACTGCTAAATCCGTCATAGCGTCATAGTCCCCGTTCATTTCCGCCACTCTCATATCATCTTCTAATAACTGCCGTTCCTCCCATAGTTCCATATCAAAGTCATCCTCCCCGTTCGGCTTTCCTTTTTTGTCCCAGCGTGTATATGGAGTATCATTTTCATAATCCATATAATTATAACTACCAGCATAACCATTATATCCGTAGCCCGTCTCATAATCATAGATAAACTTTCCGATTGTCTTTTTCTCATATCGCAATTCGCCTTTTACATAATCTAATCTGTATAGTGTGTCTTTCGGTATTTCTTTTCCCGACTCGCTGGATATACAGAAAAAATCTTTTCCGTCCTCAACTTTCAACGGATTGCCAGCGTTCCTACAAAAGAATAGTGCGACTGCCTTTCTGTTCTTTTTAGAAAACTGCAAGGCAACCATAGCAATACTGCCCTCTGCTGTTATCTCTGTGCCTTTCTCAATCGCTAGGCAAAAGTCAATCGCTAGTGCTTCGCTGTCATTCCACATCTTATCAATATATGTCTTACCGCTTGTTATCCATTTCTTCACAATCTCTGTGGTGTAGATAAAACCATTATCCAAGTGTTTATCTCGCAATTTATCATCATTACTGATAATCCCATTGTGCATAACATAGTAGTCATATATCAAACTTTTATGTGAAACTTTTATCGGATGCGTTGCTTCAATAAAGTTAGGCGTGGATGTTGGCGTTCGGTGATGAAACATTATCTCCGTTGCTGTGGATTGTGCCAGCTTTTCTTTTATTTCTTTTTCTGTCCGTGTTCTAATCTCCGCCCCGACAATGCCGTCATTTATCTCAATAAAACCAAAGCCTTCTGTGCCCCTGCTCTTTTGCTTCTCAAACCTTTTTAATATCGGCTTGTTCGCAAGTTTCCCGTCTTTTCTTTTACAATGTATTATTCCGCACATTTGTTTTGTTTAGCGATTGACCCAGCACAAAACTTTTTCTGCCTTGCTAGAAAATATGCCTGAAGTTTTTTATTTACTCCAATCATATCAAAGAAAAGTTTAGTTTTTTGTGATATATCAATAGCGTGTTTAATTATTTTTAATTCCGACATTTTTACTCTTTCACCTATAACATTATCTAATATGGTGATGTTTAACTCAGTCCAGTTTTTCATTTTGTTATAGTCCAGCGTTCCGCTATGATGTCTGCTCTCAATATGTTTAGCGGACAACATACAATGAAAATTATAACCAGCATATCTTGTCTCATCATACTTTTCTTTTTTCCTATCGGCTTTTTTTTCTTTGCTCTGCTCTCTATACCAAATCGTCTCTAAATCCTCCAAGCTGTCTGCGTTCGTTATCTCGCTTTCGTGATAAAACTCTGATAGCGGATAGCAGTATCGGTTCGTTCTGCGTGCCATAGGCATAAAAGAATAAATAACTGGCTCAAAAGCAATATAGAATAGCATCAGTGTTTTTATACGATTGACTATTTTCTGCTCCCTGTCTCGCTTTTGATATAGCAACAACTCTTTTTCTGGTGTATCACTAGAATAATGATTTTCTCTTATGTATCTATCGTCCACCTCAAAAAAATCTGCTGTGTCTATATGTATATGTAATCCGCATTGTCTATCAACAGAAAAGTTATTATCGTTTAAGTGCTTACATATTTTTTTAAGCAACTCATCACCCTTGACCCCACTTAATTTCGGTGTCTGCAATTCTACCCCGTGCGACCCCAGCGACCCGTCATCAGTTATCCCGACCTCATACGGCAAATTAAATAAATGCCGTCTGTCGTCTGTTTCGTCATAGTTAGTTTCAATCTCTACCGCATACGCCCGACCCTTTTCACTACAATATGTATTACCTTTGTCATAATGTCTTTCGCCCCCACTATCACTATCCTCATTATCATCATTATCGTGGCAACTATTACACAAACCATCCCCAGCATAATCATCACTATTTACATAACAACCGCAATTCTCGCAATAACTATAATCATCTCTGCAAGTGTCGCACACACTATAATCATCATAGCATATATTCCGTTCGTCTGTGCTAGTTTCCTCATTACAATCATGACACTCATAAAACAACTCATCATAACAATCACCGCAATACTTCAACCCGTCATTATTCTCATACACATCATCCGACTTAATTTCTTTTTTACATTTCTCACAGTATATTTTTTCTTCCATATATTTTTTATAGAATTTTTTTATATCCGACCTTTATTTCTCATTACTCCGTTTTTTTTGATGTCTTGCAAAACTGCCTTCTTATACCACTCTACCTTACACATTTTTTCCCACTGCTTTTCTGTTGGCATATTTTCTTTTCCGTATAAATCATAAAACCTACCATATATACCAACCGCAACAGATAAACCAGCAAACCCACAATCAAGTTTATTTTCTTCTTCATTGCGACTATTTATAGTAGTGTGATTCGCTAATCTATCCACAACCCCTGCTATTTCTTTTAATGAACCTGAAACAAATTCTTTTTTATTTTTCATTTTTTTTGTTATTTTATAATTGTTATTTTATAATGCCGACCACTTAATTATTATACCATTCGCTACTGCGTATCTGTCTAATAATATGTGGATAAACCCCTTGTCTATGGTGCAATTTTGTGTTGTATTGTTGTGTAATAATACCCATAAATCACCTAAAAACCACCCACCCCACACCCCCTAATTATATATCGGCTTCTTTTTATAATATGAGTATACCCACACATTTCAAAATTAAACTCAAAAAACCATCAGATTATTTTTTTAAATTTTCATCAGATTAACTTTGTGTTTACTACATATTATACTAATTGTCACATTGTCACATGGTTGTTAGGATGGAACACTATAAAATAAGGATATTGTGGGAACTTTAATTTTTAAAATCCCTTAAAACCCTTTGAAATAACTAAAATAAGAGCTAAAAGGATACTATGCCGACTACCGTTGAATAGGACAACGAAAAAACCCACCCAAAGGTGAGTTCTCTCTGAAGTTCAAGCAACGGGCAAGTTTTTAAATTCTCCCTGATGAACTTGACCACATTATACAACACCAAATTAAAAAGAGCAATTAGTTATCCCCAGCAGAAACTTGACTTTGAAAAATCATCAGATTATAATTAGATTATGGAGAAATATTGTGGAAAATGTGGAGACGAAATGGATGCTGATTCAAAATCACCTATTTGTTATTGGTGCGAAGTACTAGAAGAAGATGTATAAATTAACCTTAAGTGAAAAGAGTGCTATACACCAAATTAGATTGCGGGGATTAGCCTGGGGTAAGTTAAATCACCCTGAATTAATGATTAAATTATACCAGAGAAGGTTTAGACACCTAGTGCCTCAGGAATTGATGAATCAGGTTCTTTTGGAGTCGGCTCTGAAGTCAAATTATCGAAGGCAAGGAGTATATGCTCCACCTGAGTGTATTCTATATCTTTAAGGGGGACGGTCGAAAGTTCAAGCAAGTGTTTGATTCCACCAATATCAGAGACCATCAGTGTCGGAAACTCTATCGCACAATCTTCAGATAGTAATGTCCCATACTCTTCAGGAAACTTACTGTCTTTAGGGAAGATATATTGTTTGTCCTCGGTTTTTGGTTTACCTTCAGAATCTTTGTCTGCCAATGCTTCACAAAGTTCAAGGCGACTTTTTTCAACCTCTGCCACGTTGGGTGCTATGAGTGTAAAAAAACGATTCTTAAGACGCTTCTGTGCAAATGGCATATCATAAGTCAATGCCTTTTTAATTGTTGCTAGATGCCCATTTTTTATTGTAAGTATTTTCATAATTATTCTAATTTAGCTTTTAATTGCTCACATAATTTAAACATATAATCTTCATAAAACTGTGGGAATGTTCTCTTTTTATCTGTCTTATTCTCCCATAAGACATATAACAAGCCACGCAATCTTTGACCAGGAGTTTTATCTCCGTGCATCTCTGGTAAAGTTTCAGGAACATCTAATATCTCAATAGGAGTTTCAGCTATACCGACCCAAAGTTGTTTGCCCATTAAATCAAAGAGATGAGAAGATTCTTCAGATGATAATTCTTGTGTGCCAAGTTTTATCGCTAAAGTCCTATCTTTCTTTGCGTTTATACCGTCTATTAAAGCTGAAAATTGTAGTTTAATCATTTTTTTCTTCCATTTATAGTTTTAGTTTTGGGCTTACAATCACAATATGCTCCTGCCGTGCCACAATAACTAGATTTACATTTAGCTTTTTTAAATTCTATCATATAAACCATTTATAATATTCTTGCTGTTCATCCCCAGCGTGAATAATCAACAGAGGAAGCCCGACTTTTAGCCTCTCCCAATTCATAAACATTCTACCTGTTCTACCATTACCATCCACAAAAGGATGTATCTTCTCATACTCAACGTGGTGTTCTTTTGTTATTTTATTGAGGAAAATCTCACTTTCTTTTTTACCATTATCTATTATATCGTTGATATTCATACAAAGGTGTTTAATAGCGGGTGCTATTTTGCTACTATCTATACCTTCTCTCCCACCAATCCACACAGGAACATTCCTAAAATAACCCTTTTCATTAGGATATAAGTTTTGATGCAACATAAGAATCTTGTGTGTTTTTAACATAACGTGAGCACTCATTTCTCTTTGCTCTGAAAGCCAATTCCAAGCAATCAAGGCTTGTTCATAAGAGTCATCATCAAAAACTCCTTCAATGGCATTTGATTCTAAGAGGAACTCTTCAATATCTGGTGTGGTAAGATTTCTCATCTCTTTATTCTACACTAGCCTTTTTGTTTGTCAAAGCCCACCTGTGGATAACTTCCTATATCAATTCTGGCTTACATCCATTGGTTTCTAGGGCTAATTCAAAATGGTTTTTTGTATAAAAGTCCTTATGCTCAAAGTCTCGGTGAGCGTTTCCGTGAGTATGCCCGTGTATATTTAGATTCTGTACTCCCTCAATCGGCTCGTGAGATAATGTTAGATATTGTCCAAAGAAATGGTCTGAAAGTTTATCACACACAAAGTCCCAGCCGTGCTCATAATACCACTTGTTTGATTTCTTGTCGTGGTTTCCTTTAACTAAAATTAGTCTGCAATTCATTAAAATCTTATTCCAAGAATCGTGCCATTTGACATCATCTCCAATACAAAAATCTCCCAAGTGAATAACTACATCACCAGGTTGTATTTGCTTTAAGTTTTTGAAAATTAAATTCTCAAAATTTGTAATGCGACAATATTCTTCTAACTTCCGATGACCAAAATGGGTATCGGGTATAACCCAAGTTTTCATAATAATGTTAGTTGTTCTGGTAATAACCTATAACTTTTAAACCCAAAATCGTCTACAAAATCACTTGCCTCAATTTTATAACCCTCTCTTTGGAGTTCAAAAATTCTTGCGTGGTATTGTGATAGATATAAATTGCGGAGAAAAAATTGTCCGCTTATCCATTCTCCAATATGTGCTTGTAGGGCATCTAAAACCTTTTCACGTTGGGTCATATAAATAGTATATACCTTCCCATAAAAAAGTCAAGCTAAACTGTGGATAAAAGAAAAAACACCTCTATGGGTGTCTTTCTTGCAGACCATTTTAAACCAATGTAAAAAAATCAAAGTTTTAAACCTTTTTCTAAATCCCAAATAATGAAATTTTTAAAATCTATTGGATGAGTTCTTTCTTTACTCTCTTCTTGAATAAATTTTGAATACATTTCGCCAATATATTCTATTCTTCCTTTTATTAACTCATTTACTATCTTTATATCAATCATTCGACCCTATTCTTTTATTTATAAATTTGTTGCTTCGCAGAGGTTGAGGACTTTGGACAGCCCCCCTCCCCCAAAGCATTAGCATTTGAGTTATTAGTTTCGCTTTTTCATTTCTTCAAGTCTGTGACAATTTGGACAAAGAATTTTTACATTTTCACGCACATATCCTAATTTAGGATTTATTCTATGTCTATCACAGGGTGCTTTATCCCAACCACACTTCTCACATTTGGTATTTTCTATTAGTTTCTTCCAATAATATAAATTACCACTTGGGTTGTCAGGATGGCATCGTAATCTGTGGTGGATTTCGCATAAATGGTCGTAACGTGTTTTACCTTTATACGAACCCTTGTTTCTTCCAAGTTTTTTACACCCCACAAAACTACACTCTAGCCTTTTATTATTCATACCCCCATTATACCATAAGTGGGTAAAAAGGCAAAGCCAAACTAATTGGATGAGAGTTAAGCTTTTCGCTTCGCTTCGGTTTCGGACTTTGCTTAACGGTTAGTGGCGTATTTATGTCCCCCACTTAAACCCCCCAGGACAAAAGAAGTATAACATAGTCTTTTGTAAAGGCAAAGACAAATGTGGATAAAATAAAGTTACAATACAAATCAAAATCTTTGTCAAAGTTGTCTTTATTTTACATCTGTGGTATAATATATATGTTTAGTGCATTGACACTTAGGACTAAGCAGGAATCCGTTTGAGACTATTGTTCTTAGCGGATTTTCTGTCGGTGGCATTAGTTATCCACAGTTAGAGGTTTGACTTTTGGAAAGATAGGTATATACTATGTCTATGCTTTCCATGGGAGAATTATTAAAGCCCAAAGATAATACTCCGAAGTTTCGGTCAGAACGTGGAGAAGTGTTAGATGAAGTTTACGGATTTTATAGAGAATCCACCAGAAAAGAAAACTGGAAAAGATATGTAAAGTGGTTAAGGGAAAATAGGTATAAGGCAAGTCCTTTAAAAATACAAGAGTTCAAGAAAACCAAGATACACTTAAAGACTAGAAGTATTAAATCTTTTTGTGTTATGTTGGCTCATATTCCAACAAAAGATTTATATTACATCTTATCAATAGGAAGAGATAAGAGTAATAGGAAAGAAAACTTTAGTGGTTGGTTAATGGGAGAAATTAGGGCTGTTAGTGATAATAGTAGCACAGCTCATTTGCAATGAGCAAGCAACGGAGCATAACCGTTACGGTCCACACGGGAATCCAAAGCTTTGATTTTATCTTTAGATATGCTATAATTATACAATGGCATACAAAAACAAAGATGATGAAAGAGCCAGGATTGCTCGTAGAAAACATTATGAAAATAATAGGGAGCAATATTATCGTAATAATGAAATAAAAAAAGATAGGATGAGGGTATACCTTAAATCTATCAAAGATGTTCCTTGTAATGATTGTAATATTAAATATCCTTCTTATGTTATGGATTTTGACCACCGAGACCAGAAACAAAAACTCGGGAGCATAAATTCAAGGATTATGAGGGGAAGTTGGAAGAAATTGCAGGAAGAAATTAAAAAATGTGATGTTGTTTGTGCTAATTGTCATCGAGTTAGAACTGCAAAACAATTAGGGTATAAATAAGTTCAATGCTATGGTAGCAAAAGGCACTCCAAACGCCTATGATACAGTTCGATTCTGTATGAGCTTGCATTCCGATGGTGGGAGGAAACTCCCCTCACGGTCAAGTGATTCACGGATAGTTTCCGACGGGGAACTGTCTAGCAAAACTGTAGACCATCGGATGAAAGCATCGCAAGTGTAGATGGCGACACGTCTGCCTTCCAAGCAGAGAAGTTGGGTTCAAGTCCCAAGCGTTGCACAAGGGTCGGATGCAATTCCGCCCATCACAGGATATAGTGTAGTGGTAGCACGCAAAGTTTGGGACTTTGTTGCGAGGGTTCGAATCCCCCTATCTTGACTGTTCTTTTAAATATTGCGAAGTCTTCTAAGGGTAGGAAGAATGTCTTTGAAACATTTAATTTTGGTTCGAGTCCAAATTTCGCAACAAGCTAGTAATAGCGATAATATTCGGGAATCGTATAATGGTAGTACGCTTGGCTCTGAACCAAGAAATATGCGGTTCGAATCCAATTTCCCGAACGGGCTGATAGTATAAAGGAAGTACAATAGTCTTCGAAACTATTAAATGAAGGTTCGACTCCTTCTCGGCTCACACTGGGGTGTATACCCCAGAATACTCATCAGTGGTATAATGGTATTACGATTGACTGTTAATCATTAAATCTTGGTTCGATTCCAAGCCGATGAGCAATGACTTTATGGTGAAATAGAATCACGCTTCCCTGTCACGGAAGGAGTCCGAGTGCAATTCTCGGTAGAGTCGCAGATGAAAAGTCCTGTTACGGGATGAAGTAGTTAATGGAATGGTCTCGCCAACCACCTTCGTTCGAAAGAATGTCTATGGCGTATAGAAAGAAATTAATATGGTGATATTGGTGTAGTTGGTAACACAGTTCCCTGTGAAGGAATTATCGAGAGTTCGAATCTCTCATAACACCCAAGTTTCTTTGACAATTTATGTTTTGAATCTGTAATATAATGGTATTATAGCTGTCTTTTAAACAGTCCACAATGGTTCGATTCCATTCAGATTCACCTGTGGGTTTCATCTAGTGATGAATTGGGTCTCATAAGCCTGATAGATGAGTGCGAAACTCGTACCCGCAACGCCTTGTTAGTTCAGTGGCAGAACAATAGTTTTGTAAACTATCTACCTGTGTTCGATTCACAGATGAGGCTCAGCGTTTTTTGCAGGCGTGTTTTTACAATCGTGAAAAAAACCCTGATTGCTATATTAGCCAAATGGTAAGGCATCCGCCTGCAAAGCGGACACGGAGTGGTTCGATTCCACTATATAGCTCAATGCTCTGATGGTGTAGCGGTATCTGCACATCTGTCTGAAAAACAGAAGGTTGTGGTTCAACTCCACGTCATAGCACATTGTGTCGGACGATACTTCACGGAGAGGAAAGTCGGGACACTCAATTTCGTAGCAGGTAACACCTGTCCATCGTAAGATGCGAATTGCGAACAGTGACGAACCGATTTAGTTCGGGTGAAACGGCAAAATATTTACGAGAGTGCAAAGTCGTGCCAGGAAACTGGAGAACTGCAAAGAATTTAATGGCGACATTAAATCAAGGTAAATTTCGTCTAAAACAGAATCCCGCTTATAGACACAATATCCGCCTTTAGCCCAACGGTAGAGGCAAGTGATTTAAAACCACTCAAGTGCTAGTTCGAATCTAGCTAGGCGGACAATCGGTATATGGTGCAACTGGTAGACACAATGATTTCAAAAATCATAAAGTGCTGGTTCAACTCCAGCTATACCGACATTAGGAATGTAGTTTAAAAGCAGAACGGAGAGCTTATACCTCTCGGACGGGGGAGCATTACCCTCCATTCCTACCCATAATTAATTTAATGGAAGAATACTAAACTGATACTTTAGTTACGGTGGTTCGATTCCATCATTATGGACGAGGTTATCGAATAGTAGTAGTTCGCTTGCTTCTCAAGCAAGAGATGTGGGGGCAGTACCCACTAACCTTACGGCTGATTCGTCTAAAAGTAGGACGTTTGCCCTTCAAGCAAAGAAAATGGGAGCATTACCCATATCGGCTACGGAAAGTTAGCACAATGGAAGTGCGGGACGGTTCTAACGTCTCAGATATAGGTTCGAATCCTATACTTTTCACAATCGTATCATTTTGATACGAATAAACGAGATTAGTATAATGGTAGAACGGTGAGCTTACATCTCACGGGCAGGGGTTCGATTCCCTTATCTCGTACGAATCCTTAATTCAATGGCAGAATAGCCGACTCTTACTCGGTCTATGAAAGTTCAAGTCTTTCAGGATTCACAATGCTGACATATTCCGTAGAGGGCGGAGACTGCCTGTAAAGCAGTTGTCTTCGGATGCCGTGAGTGCGACTCTCACAATCAGCACCAGGTAGGGTGCGTGAACAGTAAACGAGCAGTTCGCTAAACTGTCGGATGTAAAAGTCTTCTGGGTGCAAATCCTAGTCCTACCGCAATGGATTGTATGGTCAATGGTGACTAACTGTCTTGAAAACAGTGGGGTAAAACCCAACAAGGTTCGATTCCTTGACTTTCCGCCATCAGTTATCTGGGAAAACAGGATAACTGAAATACGCCTCGGTGACGTAATTGGTAACCGTGTTAGTTTTAGAAACTAAATTTTAGGAGTTCGACTCTCCTCTGAGGCACAAAAGTTATCCACAGTTAGAGTTTGCTTTTTATTATTTAAGGTATATAATATATTTATGGGGGCATACATATGTCAAAAGTGCGGAAATCTGTTTTATAATATATTTAGGGGGGTGAAGTACCTTACATAGAAGTGCGGTGAGTCCTAACGTTTGTAGAACGGTTGCTGGATAGCCATATACCTGGAAGAAACTACATAAAACTTTGCACTTCGTCCCCCTAAGAATATTATGATAACAAAAGAAAACAACGAATTAGTTTTACGACTACCTCTTAGACAAAAGAGCTATGATGCTATTCAAGAATATATTGGAGACGTAGATAACCTAGTGGGTTTTTCTGATGGAAGAGATTTTTCTATCAATCATTTAAATGAATTAGGTTATAAAGATGACATACAACTAGGTATGAATATTATTTCATTTGGAGACCGAGAGGAATTAGAAGAAGAGTGTAAGAAACTTGGACTAAATATTTGGGATTACTCTCGTTGTGCGTATTGTGATAAAACTATTTTTGGTAGTTTTACCTTAGGAGACAAAGGACATATGTGTTACGAATGTCAATGGAAGTTTGAAGACATTAAAAAGAGCAAGTGTTGTCCCACCTGTGGTGCTGGATTAGCACCTAGCCATAAATTATTAAATTAGTTATCCACACCCCGCACTTGACATCTAAATTTTAATTTTATATACTTAAAGTATTATTAGTTTAATAAAATTATTATGGACATAATAAAATTAGTTTTGGAATGTTATAATTGCGGGTATAAAGGAAAAGGGTTTAAAGAATTAAATCCTACAAAAGAAACCTTATCTTTTCGTGGTCGTTGCCCAACCTGTAAAAAAATATCAAATTTTATGGGCTTAACTGACCTTAGACATAAATAATATGGATAATAAACTGGCACAAAAAGAAATCTTAAGAGACCTTCGTTTGAAGTTAGCACAAGCTGAAATGGATGGTTATATTATTCCCAAAATGGTCGTAGATATTATTACTGAACTTGAAAAAGAATATGGACTTGCTGACTAGACTCAAAAAGACTGGTCAAATTTTCAAAACAAAACTGGTTGAAAATGGACACAAGAGGGGGGTATTGTGTTTAAGTTGTGGAAAATTTGCTGGTGGTCTAATGTGTCCTGACTGTAGGAACTTTCAAAAATGTCATATGTGTGGTATAGTATGCCGACCGAAAGAAACATATAAAACATTTAACTACGGGACAATATCAGGTAATAGGAAATTTTCCAATGAATATTATCAGGATGTTATACCATTTTGTAAGGTTCTTGTCAATAGTTTATGTGAGGGTTGTCAAGACTGGAGAACTAGGATAAAGAGTGTTTGTTTTATTTGTGGAGATGGCTTCCTACAGAGTGATAAGAACTATAAGGAGAATGGTAATATGTGTAGGGAATGTATAAATATGGTTAATATCCACTCTCGTTCGGTAAATAAGTTCGGAGAACCAAAGAATCCTAGTTACCAAAGGTTTAAAAACAAAACGGGTATGACGCTTATTGTATAAAAAGTTATCCACAGGTGGGCTTTGATAATTAAAATTAACATAATATAATAAATATATGAATAATTATAGATATACAGATAACACAAAACAACACTTACACGAAATTTTTAAAGATGGAAATTGGCATCCCCTAATTGGTACTTCATCTGTATCTGAAGTTTTAGCAAAACCTCTTACTTGGTGGGCTTCAGGTCTTGCTTGTGCGAAGTTTGGTTGGATAAATAAAAAAGATGAGGATGGAAAGTTTCGAACTAATATAAGTAGATTGGCTCACGCAAGAGCTAGAAAAGAAACTATCTGTAATATGGAAGATGAAGCATATCTTTCATTACTTGACGAGGCATATAAAGCACACTCAGAGAAACTTGATAGTTCAGCAGATGCAGGAAACGACCTTCACGCACTTGTGGAGGAATATATAAAGAGATGTATGAAAGATGGTGCGGTTTTATATACTGGAGCTGTCCAAATACAGCCATTTATAGATTGGGCTGTTAGAAATGTTAAAAGATTTTTATGGTCAGAGGGTCATTGTTATTCTGAAAAACTTTGGACTGGAGGAATTTCTGATGCTGGATTTGAGGACAAAGATGGTAAGTATGTAATCCTAGACGTTAAGAGTTCTAAAGCTGCCTACCTGTCACAATTCTGGCAGTGTGCTGGATATGATACTGCTATTTCAGAGAACGGAGTTTTAGATGCAGAAGGTAATGTTTTATTTAAACTTGACAAACCAATAGAATATTATGTAATATTCCCATTTGGAATGAAAGAACCATCAGCCCAGATTAACCTGGATGTGACTGGAGGTCGAGCTGCGTTTGAAGCAGAAGTATTCCTTTATAAGAAATTAAATACTTAGATGTTTAAAAGTAAAACAATTACAACAAAAGTAACAAAGTTCTATCAGTCTGATAAAAATAAGGATGGTATTCTTTTCAAAGATAAAAATGGCAAACCATTTTGGAAAGTAGCTATTAAGACTGAGGCAACAGGAGATAAGTATTACTCTTGTCTAGCTTTCCGAGCAGATGATGCAGTAATGAAGATGGCGGAAGGTTCTGCCTATACTCTCTTGGTATGGGAAGAGAATGGATATGCCAACTTCAAGATTCCAGGTAAAATTGATTTACTGGAAGACAGGGTTAAGGCACTTGAAGACTCTGTGTTTTCAAGAAAAGCGGGTGCAGTTCCAACGGGAGACATCGAATATCCTGAAGAGGATATTGACCCAGAGGACATTCCGTTTTAACATTGGGGGTGTGTCCCCCAACTCGCACCCTAGTCGGGGGTTGCTAGGGTGCAAATTAGAGGACATATAATATGAACAAAAATCAAACACAACTTAAAAGTTTCATACTATACTGTGATAGCCACAAAGAGGAACGTTTTTGGCAGTGTCTAAGAAATTGGGCTAAGGACACAGTTAATCCAAGAATAAATTTTATTCTTACTGCTGAAATTGGTAATGGTAATTTGGTTGGATATAAAAATTTAAGAGATACATTTTATGACGAATAAACAAAAAACAGAAAAAGAAGAAAGGGACTTAGGATTATTTGTAAGGGGTGATTCAGAGTTCTTCACTAAGGATAGTGGTAAACGTGAGAAGTTCGGTTCGGGTGCGGTTCGTGATACTCACGAAGATAAGTCAAGATTTGATTTAATTCCGCCACTTGCACTCAAAAGGGTTGCAGATTTATATACTCGTGGTGCAATTAAGTATGACGAAAGAAACTGGGAGAAAGGTATTCCTATTTCAAGATGCTATGCTTCGTTAATGAGACACGTCTTTCAATATGGTATGGGAGACATCGAAGAAGACCACTTAGCAGCCGTTGCCTGGAACGCTTTAGCAATAATGCACTTCGAAGAAACTATGCGATTTGAATTATGGGATATGCCATTCCATAAACAACACCAGCAAGCACAAGATTTCGTAAGGGCGATAAAAACACACAATGACAAATTACCAAAAAAGAAAAGATAAACTAAGAAAGTTAGTTAATCAATTTGATTTATTTGATGATATGACAAAACTGGCTCAAGCATTAAAAGTTAATCAAGATTTAATCAAACTTGAGGGTTTCCCTCTCAAGGAATATAAAAAATGGCAAAAAGAACAAGTAAAAAAATGAGTAAAAAAGAATACACAAGATTATTAACTTGGGCTAAAAATGAAATTTTAGAGTGGACTAAATTTATTAAAATACTAGAAAAAGAGTATGAAAAAAAATAATCCCAAAATTCTTATAATTGACCTTGAAACTGCCCCCAATTTAGCCCACGTTTGGGGTAAATATGAGCAAGACGTGCTTTCTTACGTCAGGGAGTGGTATATCCTCTGTTTTGCATATAAATGGCTCTACGGGGCTTCTACGCACGTAAATAGCCTTCCTCAATACCCCCTATACAAGAAAGAGCCAGAAAATGACCGAGAATTAGTAAAAGACCTATGGAAACTGTTTGAGGAGGCTGACGTAATCATTGCACATAATGGAAATTCTTTTGACATAAAAAAGTCAAATGCCCGTTTTATATATCATAACCTCCCGCAGCCGAAGCCATATAAATCAATAGATACGAAGTTGGTAGCTAAGCGTAGTTTTAATTTTAACAGTAATAAGTTAGATGACTTGGGTAAATACTTTGGGATAGGTAGAAAACTTCAGACTGGTGGATTTGATTTGTGGTTGGGTTGTATGAAGGGAGATAAAAAGGCGTGGAAGAAGATGACAGACTATAATAAGTATGATGTTATTCTTTTGGAAAAGGTTTACTTAAAGATGCGTGGTTGGGATAAAGCACATCCAAACCTAAATCTTATTTCAGATACAATACACAACTGTCCTAATTGTGGAAGTGGTGATGTTCAAAAAAGAGGGTTCAATATGAGTAAGGTTGGAAAGAAGCAATCATACAGATGTAATGATTGTGGGGCTTATAGCTCTGGTGAGACTATTAAAAATAAAGGAATAATATTAAGATGAGTCAAAATAATGGTTGCAGTATAAGTGGTTTAGGTGGTGTATATTGGTTGTTTGCTGTGGTATATAGCTTTATGGAGTGGGGATTTTGGTGGGGAGTATTTAATATATTCCTTCCCATTTCTCCAATGATTGATTTAGTAAAATATATAAGATGGCACTAGAAGAGGACAAAGATACAATAGAAGGTCAAGAGATTCACTTTAGTTGTAGGTTTCATCCAACAGATTGGTTTCACGAGGTTGGGTGTGAACATCAAGTATGGTCAGTAGAGGACTTACGAGGTGCTTTAATCAATGCAAAGAAAAGTCACCAATTTATACTAAAGAAGTTATATCCTGATATGGGAAAAGTCACCACAACAAATGAGAAAAAAGAGCTTACAAAAAATTAGCACTATTCAAGTAAAACTTTGGGATGAATGTAAAAGAATTATCAGAGAGAAATATGGTAACACCTGTTATACTTGCGGTAAATCTGGTCTTAGTGGTTTGGGGTGGCATACTGGGCATCTTTTCGCTAAAGCATCTCTTGGAGCTTATCTTAAATATGACCTTCGTGTTTTGCGTCCTCAGTGTTACCATTGTAATATTAATTTGGGTGGGATGGGGGCTATCTTTATTGAAAATATGCGTAAAATTGAAGGCAATGCTTATGTAAATAAGATTCTAAAAGATAGGCAAAAAACTGTGGTTGCTTATGACCACTATGTTAAACTCTTAGCTCAATACAAATTACTTTAATAAAGGCTTCCAACAATAACTACTAGCTTTCCAGGGTTGTGTTCCATTTTTACTTAGAAGATAAGCCCCGTATTCTATATTGTCTTCCAGGTCGTAAATAGAAAGCCCCATCTTTTCAGCTGGTACTTTATGAAAGTAGTCGTTGATTTGGAAGGGACCGTAGTCCCTACTCCAAACAACACCTTTTTTGTTTATGTTCTCGTTGATTGCCTTAGGATAAGCTTTTGACTCACACTTTATTATAACTGTCATAGTGTGAGCTAAGACATTATACTTTTTTGAGTATTTGTCTATCATCTCAGGCATAGTCAAAGAAACGACAACGGGTGTCTGTATATAAGATTCAGTATGTGGGGTGTACGAAAGAATAGCCACGAAAATCGTGAACCCTATGATTAGATATTTAGTCATATTTGTGGATTAGAATGAATCCACAACATTAGTTAGGTTTTACCCGAACTTTGCGACCAAACTCTCCCATAGGGCTTTTCCTTCATAGAATAGCTTTCTAGCTAAACCTATCATACCCACGGCAGTTCCGACTATAACACTCACAGAACCAATCCACTCAACTAAATTGCTTTCCGCTAGGGGAAAACCGAGTAATTGAGCTGAAAACACCATAACGCCCACATATTGCAACATAACTCCCTTGATTGTCAAGGAGAAGCTTTCGGGGTCAGCAGACGAAATCAATAACCAACTTAATAATTTATCCATATTTTATAACGATATTAACTGATAATCTACCCCATAAGTATAACATATAAAATTACTTTTTCAAACCCCGACTGTGGATAACTTTATTATGTTTTATACGAATAATATTAAAAATAGAACGATTAGAAACAACCATTTTTGACCTATTTCTCTTCAATTTTTCTCTTCTTTCCCCCTTAGTCATAAATAGATAGACCGCCTTTTCTTTCAGGCGGGAATATGTTATAATGGTTGTATGAATAATAAATATGGAATTGGTAAAAGAAAATGTTATATCTGTCACAATATAAAGGATATAAGTGAATTTCACGCCAATAAGTCTGGGAGTAAAGTAAGATACGAATGTAAACTATGTCCGATTTCTCCCCATAACTATCCCGCTATAAATGTTCGCAAATTACTTATAGAGGAGGCTGATTTTAAATGTTCTCACTGCGGATTACAAAAAATTGGAATGTACGCCTTTTTTGATGCTGACCACATAGAACCACTTAAAAGAAGAACGAATAAAATAACCTGTAAGTATCTAACCAAAAAAGATAAACATAAAATACAAATTTTATGTCCAAATTGTCATCGTTTAAAAACAATTCAAGATAATAATCATATCAAATAAAACGCCAGGGGTATATTTCAGCCCCTGGCGGTCTTGACAGTAGCCGAAGCTACCGAGATAGGTGAATCACCCCCTTCCGCAGTTGAAGGAAGTGCCTGAGACAAAACCACAACTTGTGGAATCTTCTTGCCTTGTGCTGGTTTAAGGCACAGTGGCACGTTGCACAGTGTCGCATACGACCTCCCTTTTGAAGTGAACAAATGAAAACCCAGTAGTATAATACTACTTTTGGAGATTAAATCAAAGAAAAAAAGTGGATAACTTAGAGGTATTTATTTAACTCAGCTCTTGTTATTGGACCAACTATTCCATCAACTGTCAAGCCACGAGCTTGTTGGAAGGTTTTGACTGCTCCAAGAGTTTTATTACCAAAATACCCTGATTGTGGAAGCACACTTAAGAATTTTTGTAGTTGTTTAACATCATCGTTCGTCTGCCCGAATCTTAAAGTTTTAGTAAACTTAAATGTTGGGGGAACCACGGGAACTGGTAAAGTAAAATACATAGCTCCTTCAAAACGAGCTTTCAGGAAATCTTCTGAAATTAAACGCTGACCGTGTTTATCAAAAGAGTTAAAATGACCCGTTGAATCTTCAATCAAGATAGTTTTCTTCCCATTATACAGGAAGTAGTCTACGGCACAGATAGCGTGTCCAAAATCATAACCGCCAGAACTCTGTCCGTTTGAAACGGGAATTGCTTTCCATTCTGATTTATAACAGTGAACAACAAGGAGGCAGTGTTTATTTAGTTCTATCGCTTCTGCAATAGAATCTATGTTTTTAGGATTAAGGAAGAAATACTTACCTATCTTAGTATCTTTAGTAACAGAACATTGCAGATTCATTTTTGATTCGCTGAGATTTTGAGAAACATCTAAAGATTCTAGAGTTGAACCAATATTTTTCCATAAGTCTCCTACGTTCTGTGTATACATTCCACCCCCAGGATAGTTCGCACGATTATAATATGGAGGATGTGCTGATAAAACCTTACCAGTTAAAATCTCAACAGCTTTAGCACTTGCTTGTGCATAACAAGATAAAGAACCGTCTTGTTCTCTTGGGATATATTTTTTCCATTTGTCGGGAGTTTTTTCTACCCAATTAAGAATTATTGCACCCTCTGGGTGTTGGTAATCTTTTGCTTTTTCTTCTGGTGTTCGTGGGTCTACTGCTAGACCGCTGTTATATATTTGCATATTATTTTAAAAGTATTTCTATTTTAGTTTCAACTGATGTTAGACGATTACCCTGTTTTACTTGTTCAACTTCCATTCGGTCTAGTATTTGTTTCATTTCAGGGAGTTCGTGTAGATGATTTTCAGCTATTTGGTCTAATCTTCTATGTATTTCACATAAATCCTGTGATTTTTTAGGTTTTAAAAATTGTAAATTGCCATTCTTTAGAATCATTATTATTACGATTACTAAGAGGGCTATTATACCGATTGGTGAGACCGTCTGTGCGAACTGAAATATTGATTCCATTTATTTATATTATACCATTATTTATAATCTCTAGCAATTATGCCAACCTTCTAGGGTTTACTGGACCCCTTTGATATTTCTTAACCTTAAGGGCTATTTTCTTCTTTGTCTTTTTACTTATTAAAACGTATTTTTTAGCCATTTTTATTCCACTTCAAACTTAGAGAACGCATTATCTATACCAGTCTCTATTTTTTTATCTATCATATGTGTAGCTATAAAGATTACTGTTATAGTCCAACCAACAAGATAAAGAACCTTAAAGTAATAATTATTCATCCTGGTAGGGTCCTTGAACATAGGTAGGTTCACTACCAACTATAATTCCAACCGTTAATAACAACGCTAAAACCAAGAAAACTCCAAAAATCAAATTTCTTGGATTTATATAAATCTTATTTCCTTTTTCAAAAATTTGCTTCATAAAATTAATCTCCTTTAATTGATAAATAAACGACCGTGCCATCACTCCCTGAAATAAATTGAATGATACTCAATAAAACTGAGCCAAGCCTATTAACTGAAACACTTATACTTTTTAAGTTCCCTGCCACAGCATAATCTCCAAACTGGTGCTGGTCTGTTTTGTTATCTACCCAAAACTTTGCACTATCTTTATAGATATTTGTAAAAATAGCATTACCGCTTGAAAGACCATTATCTGTTAAATAAAATGTAGCTGTTCCACCCGATACAGTTGCCCTAGTATGATATTCTTTGCAGTTTGACTTCTCAACCCCATTTATCCAAGTTGTTATTTTACTGTCTACTAATTCTTGAAAATCCTCAACAATCACTCCTGTCCAAAAAACATTACTAGCGGACAGAATATAATCTTGAGTTGTTGCAAAGGCTAAAGTTCTTGATTTTATTAAATCAAAAATTGTCTTTGTTGTTACTCCTGGAACTAAATCTACATCTAATTGTAAGAAACATTGGAAAGTTGCAATATGATTATCAATATTATCATCATTAAAAATTCCGACATTAACTAAAATACCAGCTGATGTTGGCTCTGCTCCTAAAACGATTGCTTTTACATTTGTGCTCATATATTTACCAAGCTATTATTACTACTAATCCACTACCTCCGTCTCCACCACGACCTCCAGTAGTGCCTCCACCCCCTCCACCACCGCCACTACCATAGCCTCCATTTCCTCCCTGACCCCCGACTCCTGTGTTAGAAGCTGAACCACCTGTGCCTCCGAAAGCAAAAAACGGTTTCCATAAGTTAAATCCTCCCGAACCATTATTTGAACCTGCGGCTGGAGTTGCTGGACGCTGTTGTGAAAGGTATGAACTTGCAATAGCAGTCCAAGCACCTCCAGCAAAATCGGCAGAAGTTGTGCCTGCTCCACTAGAACCACCAGTGGTTAAAACTGAAGTAGTCGGTATGATTTGGGCTGTTCCATTTGCTCCTGCTACAGCACCACCTATCACACCTGCTTGACCTGCAATTAAATTAAATTGTCCCAATCCTCCAAATATCATCTGTGTAATTGATGCAATACCACCTGCTGCTCCCGCTGCTCCTGCTGCTGCTCCTGTTCCAGTTCCACCCCCGCCAGCTGCGGTGCCAGAAAAAGCTACTTCATTTGTAGCACCAAAATCTGGTGCTATTGAAACATTAGATGGAACACCAGAACCTGCTGTTCCACCTCCTGAACCCACACCTTGACCTCCTGCTCCTACTTGAATATATAATATGTCAGGTAATAGGAACGCAGGAATTGTTACTCTCGCCATTCCTGAACTTCCTCCTGAACCGCCTCCACCTCTGGCTGAACCAGCTATGCCCGTAAATCCGCCTCCTCCACCTCCTCCGCCCCCAATACAAAAAATCTGCACCATAGAAATTCCTGGTGGTTTAGTCCAAGTCGTCCATTGAGTATTAGTAACTGTTGATGGACGATTAAAAATTTGCACATCAGCTTTTGTTGGATTTGGGAAGTCTGGTGTTGGTATCATTTTAATAATTCTCTAAATAAGAAATTAGTTTTATAAGATGTTCTTTATTATCTTTTACAAGACCTAATGTAATATTACAATTATGACAAAGTAGTCCTCTAATTTTTCCTGTTTTGTGATTATGGTCCACGTGGAAGTTTCCACGACCCCCTGCTACCCCACCACATACAGCACAACTATCGCCTTGAGAAGCAAGCATAGTATTAAATTCTATAATTGTTAATCCATATGCCGATTTTAGTTTTGAATTACGATTCCAATCTTTCCAACGTTGAGGGTTAATCAACTTCATTTTATCTCTCCAACCTTTTTTGTAATTCGGGTGAGCTTTATACCATATTTTATTATTTTCCAGTTTTTTATTTCTGGTTGTAATTTCAGTTTCCATTTTAGTATTTTCCACCAATAACTGTAGCACACCAGCCTGCTGCTACGGCTGTTGCTATACCAAAATACAATCTAAATCCTGCTGGTAAAGCAAATTCTAGTGGATAGTCCACTTCTATTGTCGCTGCTGTTGCGATTGCTGTTGTTGCGGGAAGGGATACTTCTCCGTAAAATACATTGTTCGTTGCTGTTGTTGGTGCTGAACCGTTATTAATGTAAATACGAGCCACAGTAGCAACATTTGTTCCCCCAGCCTTGAAACGAATCCTACGAACATAACTTCCATTTGTAGCGTCCGCAGTAAAAATCAACGATGTATCGGCATCTATACCAGTGTAATCAGTAGCTGCGTTAAGCACCAACTGGTTCATACCAGTAGTGCCATTATTACTTACATCTCCTATCCTTGAATAAATTGGGTCTATATTTCCTGCCATAAAATTTTAATTAACTAATAATCAAGGCATTTGCATACCTCTATCGGCTGCGACCATTTGACCGTCCGTGGGCATACGAACTAAAATATCACGCATTGCATTTTTACTCGGAGCGTTTGTTGTATCACCGTTCCAGGTTGTTGGGTCATAAGCTGCGTCGCTTATTGAACCGCCTAATGTTGGTAAATTTAATGCACTATCTGCCATATATTTATATTATACCACATTTTTTAATAATATCATAATTAAAAATATGTTACAACTATTACTTCTCCACGACCACCTGCTCCACCAGTACCAGCCGTAGCGGTAGAACTTCTGGCATTACCCCCACCTCCGCCTCCACCCCCAGCTGGAGCACCACCAGCTCCACCATTTCCTGCTGGGTCTCCACCAGCTTCAAGTCCTCCACCACCACCACCACCACTACCAGCACCGAATCCGCTACGGCTAGTTCCAGCAGTACCAGCAGCACCTCCCGTTCCTCCCGCTCCACCACCACCAGTTACATAGCTTTGATGATTTCCCCCAGCACCCCCATTACTTCCACTTCTACCACCACCGCCACCGCCACCAGCCGAGAATAAAGAACTTCCACCAGTATTACCTGTTCCACCACCTGAACCTCCACCCCATTCTGCATTTGTTCCGTTTTGTCCTGTGTCACCACCAGCACCCTCTCCTGCTATTCCAGCAGCTCCCGCCACAGTAGCGGGTAAACCACCTGTATTATCAGCACTTGAACCAGTCTGACCAACACCACCACTACCTCCACCTGCACCACCACTAATATTTGAAGCTCCTCCCGTGCTACCTTTAAATCCTCCTCCTCCACCATAAGCTGTTAATAAAGTTCCAAAGGATGAATTTCCACCAGCAGTTCCATCAATACCGTTTTGGTCACTTGCCCCTGTTCCTCCTGCCCCACCTGGACCAGCTGTACCCACAGTGACAGTTTCCGTAGAACCTAAATCACTTGCTCTGATTATTTTTCTAGTAACAGAACCAGCTCCCCCACCCGAACCTCCGTTAGCTCCAGTAGTGAACGGGACATCTGTTCCTCCTCCTCCTCCTCCACCTCCTGCACCATAACAGACCACTTCTACAGATTTTGCATTTGCGGGTTTAGTCCAAGTTCCATTAGATGTAAAAATTTGAAAGTCAGCTGTAACTGGTGCAGGTGTAGTAATTACCGCACCTCGCCAATTAAATATATATCCTGTAGTAGTTGAAACAGTTTTAAGAAGTGGTTTTGAAACTTGTCCCACTGTAGAAGGTTCAGTTGTAGAAAGAAGTCCAGCTGTAGCTGATGAAAGAAAATAAACAGTGTCTGAAGTTAAAGCCGTAAGTCCTGTAACATATCCTTCTATTGTTAAAGTAAAATTATCTGCATCAGCAACCGCAGTTACAATACCAACAACCTCTGCATTAGCAGCAGAATTAGCTTGGGCTTTTTGATAAGTAGTACTTGCAAATTTTAGAACATCATTTACTACAAATCCGTGAGCAACTTGAGTTATTGACCTAGATGTTGATGTTCCACTTCCACCGCCACCCGCAATAGTTACGGTTACTTTATTTCCAGCAACAACCGCACTCACACCAGCACCAGCAAAGTCAATTATATTAACCGCACCTTGCTGAACACCCTCATCTTGAATTATAATTTTTCTTATTAACATTATGTTATTTCAGTTATTCTTGCATTACCCGCAGCACTTGCCCAAATACCATCTATAATTCCAGTATATCCAAAAGGAACTTCATAAGTATCATCAGAAAACATTTTTACTGAGAAGTTTGATGTTGTAGCAGTCGCTTGTAATCTAACATATAATATAGCAGTAGAGTCGTTGTAAATTAACGCTCCTTTTCTTGAGGTATTAGAAGCTAATAGTGTTACGTTGGTTGCAGAACCAGCCACTGAAGTTTGAGTTCCAGTTGCAGCTTGCATTGTAACAACAGTTCTACCTTTTCGGTCAGCCCAAGGATAAACTGCATCTCCGTCTGCTGACATAGCTGTTGGTTCAGCTGCACTAGCTCTATAACCAGAAGGCATAGGATTTCCAGCTATTGCAATATCTTGAGCCACACTTCCCCCGACATATAAAACTCCATTTGCAGACATTCTTACATTACCAAATTGATTTTCAGTAACCGTGGTTGGTGTAGTATCATCAAATTGTGCCACTAATCCAGCCCCTGCGATTCCAGTTCCAGTCGAGTTTAGGGCGTTTACAACTGCTCGTTGTCTATCAACAGTTGTAGCGTTCATTAATAAACCAATAGCACCGACCGTTGGAGTTGTTGGAGCTGCTGAAGCTGCATCTGCTAAAGCAGCAGCAGCTGGAAGTTCAGTGTCTACTGCACCTGTTATTGAAACAGAACCAGTTACAGTCACATCATTGTTTGTTCCAAGATTAACCAAAGTTCCATCTGCAGAGTTTCCAGCTGCTCTATCCCAAGTAGCACCATCCCAAACCATATTCATTGCCATTACACTTGTTGTAGTTGGGTTTGCAAAGTTATCTGTGATAGCAGCTGCAGCTGGTAATTCAGCAACAGTGACATCCCACGCACCAGATTGGGTTACAGCAACAGTTCCAGTAATAGTAGTTGAAGCCAAAGATACTGGTAAAGTTTCGCCAGAAAATACTTCGACTTTTAATCTTCCGTTGGCATCCATTTGAAGTGGACCCCACTCATTTGTAAGACTTACAAGTGTAGTATCAGCATCACGTCTTACTGCACCTATCGCTAATCCCGTTGAAGTAGCTTCAGTATATGTGGCAGTTCCAAGAACAACAGCAGCGTCATCAATAAGTTGAACGGCAATTCTAATTGCATCTGCATCAACCGCAATATCTCCAGTATCAGTATCTATTGTGGTAAGTAAGGCTTCAATACCATCAACGTGTCCAATTATTGTAGTTTGATTAGCTGAAGTTGAAGCTCCAGTTGGAAGTGGAAGTGACGCAACAGTTACGTCATTATTAGTTCCCAAATTAACTAAAAGCCCATCTGCTACAGTTCCTTGAACTGGTTGTAGTGTATTGGCAGCAACCTCCATCATCATTGCTGTTCCCGTTATAGTAGCATCAATATCTCCTTCTGTATATTGTATTCCTCCACCGAAAGAAGTAATTGGGTCTCCAGCTGAGTCAGCTAAAGCAACCCATAATGCTCCCTTTGAGGTACTTCGTAGACGTGACCAATCTCCTTCAATTTCTGTGACTGTAGCAAGTTGGTCATCACGAGTCATCATTAAAGTCCCACCAACAGGGTCAGCAGGAGCAGCTATATCTTCAGTATATTCAGTTCCCCCACCTCCGCCAGTCACAAAAAGTGCCCCTGAAGCATTAACCATTAATGGAATATAATCTCCATTAGCAGCTAGAGCAGCTCCAGCATCACTTCTTACAGCAAGAAGTTGCATACCCTTATCTCCAGTTGTATGAGGGTCGTCTTCGTTATATTGTTTTACTTGGTCATATGCCATAAATTATTCTTAATTATACCACAAATTATATAATATACCAATTTGTTAGGTCGCTAATAATATCTACCGAATCTTCAGGTTGCACGCTTATACTTGCAGCACCTTCAATGTTTTCTGCACCAGCAGTATCAACCGTAATCGCAACAGAGTGATTATTTTTTACTGTATATCTATTTGTATTTCCAGCAGCAGCGGGCATACTCATAGTATGTAAACCAGCAACCAAATAAACATAATCGGTAAGAGCAGCAGAACCCAATGTTATACTACCTGAAGTTGTAACAATAGTTCTTGTGATTCCTGAACCTCCTGACGGAATAGTAACTACAGTTGCATCATCACCTACATCATCAGTTACAGTTACCCCCGCACCCACAAAATTAAGTTTAGTTCTCTGAGTGAATGGAGTGCCCTCGTCTTCTATGGTATGACCTCCACCCCCACCAGTAGAAGATATAATTGGATTTTGTGGGTCACCAGTTACTGTTATATTTGAACCAGCTATAACTGACTTTACAGCACCATTATTTACCCAAAGTAAATTTTCCTGTGTATCTTTAACTTTCTTTTCATATTTTTTAACAAGTTCTTCCGAAATACTTTTTCCGTCTTTTCCTGATTCTCCTTTATCGCCCTTTTCGCCATTTTTACCATCTTTTCCGTCTACTCCATCTGAACCAGCATCACCCTTCTTACCCTGGATACCAGTCTCTCCTTTATCACCTTTTTCACCCTGAATACCAATATCTCCCTTGATAGAATCTCCTTTGTCTCCCTTGTCGCCCCCATCACCCTTCTCTCCCTTATCACCCTTGTCTCCTTTTGTTCCTTTGACAATAAAAGTTTTACCATCACCAAGTTCTTGTGGTTCTAGTTTTTTATTTAAATTCTCAACAGCACCCACAATTTTATCAGTATTCTTTTTAGATTGCTCTATACCTGCTTCCAAAAGTGGTTCAGGGTTATTAGCATCATTTTGTTGAATAATATTTTCAAGAAGCTGACCCGTATTTTCGTGTCCTTCCTTATTCACCTTCAAAGAAGCCTCTAATATAGGTTCTAATTCTTCTTGTTCTATTGTTTCTTTGGGTGGCATTTAATTGATATTATAACACAAAAATTGATAATCTACAAGTTATTTTTTTCTTGAATATGTATTGGTTGATATACCGAATGTTTCCGCAAGACCTATTAAAAGAAGATTCGCAGCTTTGTCATTCTCAGTAGCCCCCCAAACGTTGTCAATCGTTAGAGGAAGAGTTAAATCTTTCACTAGACTTGCTGGAGTTGGCATATCCCCTTCAAAAGTTTGGTTCGCAGCAAGTTGATTAAAGACTGAAAAAAGTGGGGATAATTTATTTTCAGCAAAGTCATAGTAAACATCCTGTAGTGTTTTAGCACCAAATTTGGGGCTACCATCCCTGTTTTTTTGATTTATTTGAGTTAATTTTTTAGTTGTAGAGCTTTTATATGCTGGTGTAGTTCCCTTACCTAAACCAGTTAATGTTTCACTGGTGTTTTTAAGAGAAATTATCATACGAGTGGCAAGAACCAAAAGTGAACTTAAACCACCAGATACATCAAATCTAGTGTCTCCAATTCTTATTTTACCAAAGTCAGCTGAACGAGGGTCGAGTTCTACTGACTTAGGATTCAGTGCATAAGCTGTACCAAGAATTGTAGCTATACCAGATGCTACTTTTAAAACATTTTTTCCTGCTTCTTTTGCTGCGAAATTTGAAACTCTATTACCAGCTATATCTATTCCCAAAGGTGTCGTTAAGAAGTCAATTTGTGATTTCAACATTTTAGGAGAGAAGAATACCGTGTTCAAAACTTTACCAGCAGCTTCAGCACGTCCTCCACCCAAACTACCACGACCCGTTATTGAATTTACTAGCCTACCGATACTTTCTGCTTGTAGTTGCTGAGTTAAATCTACTCCCTGGTCTTCTGCTATATCTATTATCTTGTCTGCTATATCTGCTCTCATACGATATAGAAACCCCGTATAAGCAGCTTCTGAGGCTTTATACAGTCTCCCAAATAAAGGTATTTTTTCAGGTAGGGAAGTTGGGAAGGCTTCTTCAAGGTCTCCTACATCAAGTTTAATCTTCTTATATAGACCGTTTCGACCATTAGGACGAGAGTAAATCTCCGCCTTTACTCCATCTATAACCATATTGTCCTGACCAGAAAATAGACCTGGTTTTATTGGGGCGTTCACTAACTGCCTTTTAATATCTGAAAAAGATTTTAGAGCGTTTTTCGCCCAGATTTGTGGATTAGTAAAAAGAGTTTTCCAACCTTGGCGGAAAATAGCTGAGTCATCGGTAGATGCCTTAATACCCTTAGTAAACCCAGCGACTTCCGAAATTGTCTTACCAGTAGCTTCAACTGGGTTAGTTTTAAAGTACCCAAGTGTTTGTTTAATCGGGACTTTCTCATTTGCTAACCTAAGTTCATTTATGTAATTATTTAATTCAACTTCAGACGCTCCATATTTAAGTCCACTATTGGGGTCTGCTTTTGCTTCTTGAAACGCTTTAGATAGTTTTGAGATTTGTGCTGCTTGTTCGTATGTTGTTCTTGTGCCGAGTCTCTCCGATACTAAGTCTCCCAAGAAAGCATCTTCCTCGTCTGGTGTTAAAACTTTATTTAACCTGTCTATTCGTGATAGTAAGTCTCTTTTTACAGTTGGTTTAAGACCCGCAACTTCCTTAACCCAGTTAATCATTGCATCATTCTGGTTTTTAAGTAAAAGTTTCTTTTCAAATAAGGCATTTACTTTAGACGAAGGAACAGTACCAACGAACTGATCGATGGCTTTCTGTCTTTCAGTACTAGACATTTTAGCTAACTTATCAACATCTAAACCACCAGACTGAAGTCCTCTTATAAAATTATCTGCAATTTTTTTAGGTAAACAAATCATATTAACAAGTTATATCTTTAATAAATTCTGCAAAGGTTTGTTTGTTCACGGGTGGTTTCTTTGCTTTAATAATATCCACCTCTTTCTTTACTATATCATCTACTTTTTGTCCAGTTCTCTTAAGTATATTTTCAGCAATACTTTTATCATTTTCTGCAATTAGTTTAGATGGGGACAATTTGTTTTCTAAAATCTGACTAGCTCTAAATGTTTGACCCGCTAAACTTTCCTGTGTCGCAATAGGAGACCGAGCTAATCGTCTAAGAACTTCTGCACCACCATTTTCTAAATTGTCCATAGCTCTACGTTCAACAGCGTTAAATAAAACCTGTGGATGTATGTCTTTTGGAATATTCTTACCAGTTGCAACCATTTCTACAGCCTCATCTGTAGTATTTGATAATAATGCACTTACACGAGCAATTTGTTCTTTTTCTGTAATAGAGTTAAATTTAGCCTTCTCTTCTGGGGCTAGATTATTAAACCCTTCTTTTGAAAGTTTAACATCAATATCATCCGCTGCTTTTGTAATGGTAGTTCCTTTAGTAGACGGTAGTCTAGCACTTACATTAGTGCTTCTAATTGGACCTTCAGGAACATTTGCGTAGTTTGGCTCAATTTCTTTAATTCCTGGTACATTTACTGGCTTATCTGTCGGAATTGGCTCATATTTATATCCAGGAATTTTACCAGTAAAGTCTTTTTTAGGCTCTGTTTGAATTGTTGGTAGTTTGGATTCTACTTTTCCAGCATCTATCACTGGAACATCTTTAGAATATGGTTCGTAGCCCTGAGACTTATTGTAAGCATCAAATCTACTTTTTGGTGTACTTACTGGAATTTTAGTTTCAACGCTTTCTGAAACAACAGAAACAGTTTTGGGTGTTGTTTTTTTACCAAAAATCTTTCCCACACCTCTAAATAGTCCCCCTAGGGTTGGACCAGCCACAGTTCCTAAAGCAGTTCCCAGTGCAATATTAAGTGGATTTATTTTTTCTCCAGTTGTAGCCTGTTTAGAAATTTCATATCCTCCACTTGCCAATGTACCAGAAGCTGCACCCTCTACCGCAAGTGGTCCAGCAAACTTTAACCACTTAGCACTCTTGAATAATTTACTAGCAGTTGAAATACCTTTTGCAAAAGGTAGATAAGAAGAAATTTCAAGACCAGCACCTACAGCATCTTGAAGGTCTTTTCCAAAGTTTCCACTCATTCCAACTGGTTTTACTTCACCTAAAAACTTTCCCGAGAACGGTTGAGTTTGAGGTTTACCAACTGCAATTTGACCAGCTTGAACTAAGTTAGTAGCTAGTCTGGCGGGTGTTTTTACTATTCCAGCAAGAATTTGTTTACCAAGAGATTGGGGCTTCTCTACTGTAGATGGCGGTGGTTTTAGGGGAACGTATTTTAGTCCGCCCGCAGAAACACCTGATGCTTGTAGTAAAGCAGCACTAGCACTACCCACCTTGCTTACTGGAACTTGCTTCTTATTTCCAGTTGAGGGCAGGGCTTGTTTTAGTAACTCACTTGATGCCGACATTTAATTATTCAGTAACTGGTAATGCTCCCGTGATTAGTTTGATTTCTGCTGGAGTTAAACCGAACTTTGTTTCAAGTCCAGTTGGTATTGTATATCCAAATTGTTTTATAAAATCAGCTCGTGGTAGACCGTCTTGCGCAGCTGCTGCCATTGCAGTCTTAAATCCCTGAGGGGTTGCGTAACCATTGCTGTCTATAAATGGTACTCCTTGACTACCTGGAATAACTGCTCCAGGAACAAATAGTTGTGAGAGATTACTTATAGTCGTTAAGTGTTGCTCACTAATAGTCAAATCTTTTGGCTGACGAGCTGCAACTGCTTTACGATTAGCGTCTTCATTTTGATACTGTGTAAAAGAACCAGTGTAACCATTCTTTTTGGCGTATTCATATTCTTGCACTACAGCTGGTTGAGCTTTCATTGCAGCAGCTTCCGAATCTGCTTTTGCTTTTTCACTAGCTTTTACCGCAGCTTTATAACCTGATGTTATCTCTTCTTTTGAAATACCAAGACCACTTGTTAATTCTTCTATTTCGTCATCAGACATTTGTTCTGGGTCAATTCCAAGAGATACTAATTGTGCTATTACTGGATTAACCTTTTTAGCTTTTCGAGCAGGAGCTTCATCATAAAATTTAAGTAATGCCTCAGCACCTTCTTTCTTTGCTTTAGTTCTGGCTGCTAAGTCTGCTGATGACTTATTTCTAACACCAGCCATTATAGAAGCGATTGCAGAATTTCTTTCATTATCTATAGAACTTTCAATATCTCTATTTGCAGCCTGAACAGCGTTCACTCCAGCTTCTCCAGTTCCTGAACCTACTTGACCAGAACGACCTTGTGAGAATTTACGAGATTCAAGTCTTCCAGCACCTTCAATTCTAGCTTTATTAAGTTGGTCGTTGTACACTTTATTTATTGCATCAATTTGACCCTGGAACATACTAAGGTTTTGTTGATAAATCTGATTTGGGTCTATAGACTGGCTTACATCAGTTTTTAAAATTTTCAAATAATCAGCCATAGCACTAGCCTCTGCTTTATCTTCTTTACTTTGAACATAATTAAAACTTCCCTGTATACCAGCAGCTGAATCTGGGGGAGGAGTAGTTACAGTAGTTGCAACTGGCTTGTTATATAAGTCAAAGTATTGTTGTGTTTGAGGTCCGTATTTAGAATCAGCAGTAATGGGTGCTCCTTTGGCAATTAATTCTTGTTGTAATTTTAAAACAGCAGGACTTGATTCTCCGTAAATTGCTGTAGGACTGTTTGTTTTTTTATATATTCCTGTTGCCATATTTAGAAGTATGAGATTACAATAACCTCTCCACGTCCTCCGACTCCACCTGTTCCAGCGGTTGCTGTCCCAGTTCTAGAATTAGCTCCACCTCCACCTCCGCCTCCACCTGGTGCTCCACCTGCTCCTCCGTTACCTGAAGGATTACCCGCATCCTCAAGTCCTCCTCCACCTCCGCCTCCTGAACCTGCACCAAATCCTGAACGGCTAGTTCCAGCTGTTCCGTTTGCTCCACCAGCACCACCTGCCCCACCTCCTCCAGCTACATAACTCTGGTAGTTTCCTCCAGCTCCTCCTGTTCCATTTCTACCACCACTTCCACCTCCTCCAGCTGCAAATAAGGAACTTCCTCCAGCACTAAAACCTGAACTAGCACCACCACCAGCACCACCCCCACACTCTGCATTTTTTCCACTTTGTCCTGTGTCACCACCTCCACCAGCACCTCCCATTCCTCCAAGGGCTGCTGTAATAGCTGGTAATCCACCGATATTACTAGAAGCTGAACCGATTGCACCAACACCACCTGTTCCAGCACCCGAACCTCCACTACTGTTAGCAGCACCACCAGTACTACCTTTAAAACCAGCTCCACCTCCATAAGCTGTTAAATGACTACCAAAAGATGAACTTGTACCAGCAGTTCCATCGAGTCCGTTTTGGTCAGAACTTCCACTTCCACCAGCTCCTCCAGGTCCACCTGTTCCTATTGTTATTGTTTCTGTAACTCCTAAGTCGCTTGCTCTATATACTTTTGTAGTAATAGAACCTCCACCACCTCCTGAACCCGCATTAGAACCTGTGGAAAAAGGAACGTCAGTACCTCCTCCACCGCCACCTCCGCCTGCACCGACACAAATTACCTCTACGGTTTTTGCCTCCGCTGGTTTAGTCCAAGTGTCATTGGCTGTGAATACTTGCACATTATTTACTAAAGGAGTTTGTCTAGATATAAATTGAAAATTTGTTCCATCATATACAACCTTGACTATCTGATTAAGTATTATATCTCCAGTTACTAAATCACTTGATACGTCTTTTTTAATTGTTTTAGCTGCACCACCATTAACCGCTAAAGTACAAGCTCCAGTATTTGCTGTACCAGCCTTGAAAGTAACTTCCATACCTATATAATAAGCGTTAAAAGCTCCAGCTAGGGTAACGGCATAAGCATCAGTCCCAACTGAATCTGTAGCGAAAGCGTAGGGTACTCTTTGAAATTCTGGGTCAAAGTATAAACTTGTAGTACTTTTGGCAACACCTATTATTCTAGGAACTGTTCCAACAGTATTAGTAAATGCACCAGCAGTATTAGAAGCGTAATATAAATCTCCTTGAATTAATCCTGAAGTAGTATATTCTCCATAAACGTGAACACCACCTGTGATAGCTGCACCATCTGTACCTGAACCCATCGCAATACCAAGTTTTACACCAAACACAGTAGCTAATGTGTCGGCATCTGTTAGTAACCATTCATTGTCTGTTTCACTAAAGTAAAGTAAATTTCCAGCAGCAATGGTTGCACCAGCCGTAGCAGAAACAACGATTGCAGTATTTGTCAATGACCCCCCAGTAACAACCGAATCAACATATGCCTTAGTGGCTAGGTGAAAGTTATTATTTATTGTAGTCGCACCATCATATTTTAATGGGGTTGCAGCATCTAAGTCTGTAGAACCATCTAACACATTCATCATTCTTTTAATAGCAACGTGGTCTGAAATTATAACCTCTGCACCTTTTCTGTGTATTCTAAGAAGCCCAGAAGTCCCAACACCCGTTCCTACGGTAACCGTTTTTATAGCAGTTAAAGCTGAACCTGTCAAGGTAGCAGTAAAATGCTCTTTTGCGGAGTTATTTCGGTCTATTGTAAAGGAGTAAGTGCCTGTTGGAAGTTGTACTCCCCCAGAGTCAAGACCAGAGTTTAATGTTCCTGTTGTAGCCCCAACTGCTGTTTTTGTTGTTAGGGTTGTTGAGAAGTCGGCTATTGTTTTAACTAAAAGTTGTGTCATTTCGTTATATTATAACATAATTACTAATAAATTACAAATTGGTCTGTGTTCCATCTAGGGAAACATTTTGCTTTGTTCTGTATCTGGCTGGAAGTTTCTGTTGAAATACACGAATATTGAAGTCATTCATCATATTTATTGATATATAACCAACACCAGTAGCAATCAATTTTATCTTTCTTTTTCTAAATTTAGTACCAGATAGCTTGATTTCAGCTAAATATGTGTTACCAACGACAACATCTGCCTCTCCACCTATAACTGAAGCACCAATACCCTGTGAACCTATTGTATAATTGGTAGAAAAATCAACATAAGTCCCTGAACCCAAAATTGTTCCAACTAAAGTAGGACCATCTCCGTCATAAGATATATATATTTCAAGAATTTGGTCAGGAGTTATTAAGCCCTTAAATCTAAGTCTCTTGACTTTTTTAAGATAGTCTGTTCCGTACCTTTCATCATTTGAAAACCAGTGGTTTATTATTGCATCTCCATCATCATCAAAACCATCAAGAATACTATAAACGTTATCAGTTAGAACATCTCCAATATACAAAAGCCCATCACTGGTTGTTATTGTTTTAGCTCCATATGGTATAATATCCAGGGTGTCTCTTCGTAGGTTATATAAAAATAATTTATTATTTAAATCAGAAATATCTGTTCTACCAGAGAAAACTATATATTCTCCAAAAGTCCCCATAGCACAAGCATCCCAAACATAGTTTGCAAAATTAAAATGTCTAGCCAGTGTGAATGGTTCTAGGTTATCTCCAGTAAGGTTTGGTTGCAATATAGTAAGTTGTGGTTTAGATGCGTTAGATGTATCCATAAACACAATACCTCTACCAGTTACCACAAGTGCTCTAAAATACGGAAGACCAATATCTTTTCTAAACACTATATTTTCGAAACTTAATCCCGTACTTGCTATTATAAGTCTATAAACAGATTTAGACTTTACTGAATAATAAGCACCTTCGTGGTATACAATATTTAAAATTGCATCACCTCCTTCATCTTGACGAACTACATCTCCCTGTAGGGCTGTTCTAGTTGCAGAGAATGTGAAATCAGTAACACCCTTGGCGTTTGTCATTTCCCAGGAGTAGTTTACTGTTCCAGCCCCCGCATTAGATAAAGTAAATACACCTGTCGTGTAGTTTATTGTCCCAGTTCCACCAAGTGAGCCAGTTAAAGTACCATCATAATTATCTGTATATACTTCACCACTACCTGTTATTGTTGGTCTAACATTAAAAAATGTTCTTCGTGAATCAACAATAGAATGTGTGCCAGATTGAGAACCAGAGGTATTCACTGCTGTTCCACCATCTGTAAGAGAAACTTGAAAAGCATCAGCCGTTAAACCAGCTGAAATTACATAGTAGGTTGTTCCAGCAACCAATCCAGTAGGTAATGCCCCTGTAGTAGAAAATACAACCGAACTGCCAGCATTAAATCCGTGAGCAATAGAAGTAAATACGGCTGGGGAAGCTATGGTTACAGTAAATGTTGGAGATTTTTTATCAAGTGTGTCTCCTAAAGATGCAAATGCTTCTGCAACAACTGATGTATATACAGTTGAGTCTTGTGCAGAGTCAGTGTATGACATATAGTGTGTGGTCAAAGCACCCTTAACATTCCACATACTCATACGAGACTGAACAATCATACTTAAACCTTTATAGTTTTTTCCACTGTCATACATTGCCGTATAACTACCAGGATTAGCTGTGTGGATTTTAAATATTCCGTCTAGTCCAGTAGCATACATAAAAGTCCCAGCCAGAGACTGATACGGAGAAAATGTATATTCAGCTGAATCTGTAAGTCCAGTTACTATATTTGTCCAAAGTAAAGTAGTGGTGTTATAGTATTGTATTTTTGTATTTATTTTTCTAAAATGAACCTTTATTCCAGTAACAGTAAACCCCCACCCTTCACCTTTTACGAATCCGTTAGCTGTTTCTTCAGCACCTATTAAAAGTCTTCCTCTACAAAGTTCTATTTGACCGTCAGTAGAAATCCAACCAGAAGAATCTTGAGATGCTTGTTGTGGAATAAGCTCAGGGTCTGAGGGTATTGTGTAGATTCCTTTTCCTAAATTTTTATTTATAACTTCTTTAGCCATATTAGTCTGGGGTGTTAGGGTTATTATCGTTAAAATTTGGTGTAGAAACCAATTTCCACTTTTTTAAATTATGAGAACGAAAAATCCTCCCATCACTTGTTAATCCCACATAGACTGTCTTTTGAGTTTCAGAATCTAATGATGAAGTTAAATATATTATTTTCTCCATATTAAGTGTGGGCTAGTTTTATTTCCGCATCTTCGACCGCCATATCAGACAAAATACTTTGATATAATCCCTGATTACTGGTAGCATAAGATGTAGCTTTATCGGCTTGTTCAATAGAAGGAAATCTAGCTGCCATTCCAAATGGAATTATTTTATGAAATCCAGCTCTAAACAAAGGAGAAGTAATAGTAGTCAGTGCTGCTGCCACTTTAATATAATCGTATTCAACAGCCTCAGCTGCTGTGGGTTGTAAGGTAAAGTATAGTCTTGAGTTAGGAATATCCACATAACAGAAACCGTCTTGGTCTCTATAGTCTCTTCGGTCAGCGAAAGATACAACTATATATTCTTGAAAGTCTGAACCAACAAAAATAACCGATTCGTTATCTTTATTAGGAGCTATTTTTTTAAAATCAGCTGGAAGTGCTATATATGGAACAGTGGTGGAGGTGGTGCCCGTAAAAGGAGTCTTCAACCATTCCCAGGGTCGGTCGTCTTGAATTTCTTGATATATGTCATTAGCTAACTCTAAAGATTCATCAGATGACAGTTCTGAAGCATCGTCTACTTGTAGTTCAAATTTTTCTATTATTTGTGTTCCTGTCATTTTAATTTACCTATCTCAAAGCCCATAAAGGCTCTGAGTAGAAAAACTAAGCAGCAGCTACATAATATAGAACAGTTACCTCGATTACTCCTGCTGTAAGAGCAGCAGTAGCAATAGTAAGTGTAATATTACCAGCAGCAGTAAGTTTTACTGGAGCTGCAAATGTTGCAACAGAGTTAATTCTAGCGTCAGCAGAGAACGATGCTACTGCCGTTGCTCCAAGAAGAGATGTAGTAGAAGAACCAGCTGAAGTTCCTACAGCAATCGTTGCTGTAGCACCAACTGCAGCAGTTGTAGAGTTTATAGTTCCTCCTATAATAACTGCATCATCAGGAAGAAGTGCATTTGAAACTGGAGTAATTGTTGAAATTGCTCCACCATCAACTGCAAAGCTATATTTAGCTCTAGCAATTCCAAGTTCTCCTAATCCAGTTACACTAGAAGCGACAGAGGTAACTTGCCAAGATGGGGCAGCGGTTGTTCCAAGATTTCTATAGAGTAAACCACTTCCAACATTTAGGATTAAGCAACCTGGAGCATATAATCCAGCGGTTACATCAAGTGTCATATCAGCTATTGGAGCTTGAACAAAAATCCAAAGCCCGCTAGTATTTTTTGTGACTCCTAAGAGAGTCGTACCTGAGATTGAAAACATAGTTGTGTAAGTTAAGTTGATAATGCCTTATAAGCAGGATGCAAAGCTAATCGACCGTAGCCCTGCATCCCACTTATAAAGTGGGAAAGAAGTTAGGCGTTAGCGATAAGAACGTCTAGGAACTTCTGAGAACCGTCAGTGAAGGTCTTGATAGCTGCAACAACATTGTTGAAAATGTTAGTTGTAAGCTGCTTAGGCTCTTCTCTCATCTCAACTGTAGGCTGGTCTTGAACAGCTACATCGATTGCTCCCTTCATACCGTAGTATGCGTGAACAAAGTTTGTAGTCCAAGAAGCGTTAGTCTGAGTTTCAGAAAGAGTCAATCGGCTAGAACCAATACCAACAATAGTGTTAGTAGTACCTGTAGCGGTAACTGCTACACCAGAAGAACGAGAACTACCAATACCAAGTACATCAGCAAGTTTGATTTGGTCAGCTGCTGAAAGAGCAACTTGAGTAGCGGAAGTAGTTGAAGGTGCGTTCAATAACCCAGCAAGGTTAGCGTGAGAAGCAGTCTGGTTGGCACCAATCAAGAAGTTACCTGCTACGGCACCAATAGCTGTTACAGAAGTAAATACAATACCACCAATAGTTACAGTCTGTGTGTCTGTAAATGCACCCGTAGATGTAAGTACAGCCTCACCTGTAAGATTGTTTGTAGTATAAACTTCAGAACCGAAGATGTTACCAGAGAACCCATTGATGAATACTGTGTTTTGAGCAGTAAGGTCTTTACCAATAGGGAACTGGGCGATTTGAGAAACAGAGAACGGGTCAAGAACCCAACAAGTGTTGGTCATAGCTACATTGTTTGAGAACAATTTAGCATAAGCCTGAGCAACCAACTGTGGAACGGTAGTTGAACTTAGAGTTACTGGAGTACCATTTGAAGAAGCAGTTGTCAAGTTTCCTGTGTCGAAGTCAGCAAAGGCATTTCTTGTTTCCAAGAAAATACCAGCATCAAGGAAGTTAGCTACTTTAATAGCAACTTCTTTACCAGCAACCATAGCAGGATTTAGGGGTCCAGCTTGGATTTTCTCAAGACGAGCAATAGGAAATACAGCACCAGCTTGGTAGTTGATGACCATTGTTTCCTCTGAGTCTGTAAGAGGGTCGATTGTCTGGTCTACGAGGTTAGTAAATGAACGAACACGAACAGCGGACAAGTCCAAAATTGTTCGTACTACGGTGTCACCGAATTTCATATTCGATTCAAAACGTGTAGCAGCGATTTTGAGACCAACCATCACTTTTGAAAGGATGTCTTGGTAACGCAGGATATAATCCTGTTTAAAGTCTGTTAAAGCCATAATAATAATATTAAGTGAATAATGCCGTTATCCGTTATGGCTTTGAAAGATTAAGGAAGTGTGTCGAGATACTTAAAGTATTTAACTCTTGCGACAGGGTCTGCCATAATGAGCCTCTTCTGAGCTTCGGTAATTTTTTCAAAGTTTACGATGTCAGATACACTGTCATCCGCACTTCTACTATCATTTTCGGAAGCTGATTTACCTTCATCACTGACTGGATAGAGAGTTTTTAAAATCTCTGACAAGGGAGTGTTTTTATATGTCGGTGTCAGAGCAAGGGCTTTAATGGCTTCTTTGTCTACGTTTTTGGGCAAATCAGGATTATCCTTCAATGCTTTATCAAAAACTTTGTCAAACGCTTTATCAAATGCCTCTCTCTGTCTTTCAGCTTCTTGTTTCTGAATCATAGGTGTGTATTTTTCGTCAATTTCCAGTTTAGCTTGAGAGGTTGCTGAAGTTAGAATATCTTGAAGGAACTCTTCGTTCACATCAGGATATTTCTTAGCAAGGTCTTTCAAACCTTCGATAGTAACTGCGGGTTTTCGGGATTCTTTCGAATCCTTAATCTCCTGTTTTAACTCTTTGACATCTTGTTTGAGAGCTAAATATACACTTAACGGGACAGTTTGGGGTTCTTTAGTCTCTGGGATTTCAGGTTTCTTTTCAGATTCCTCTTTTTTAATCTCAGCTTCTACAGTACCCTCTTTTGGAATTTTTACCTCTTCTCCTTGAGGTTCTTTGACTTCATCAGCCATAGTTTATACATTTGTATCGATGATGCCCAACGTGATTTTATTTCCTTTTGATTCTTTCGAATCATTCGGGCTGGCTATACATCGCCAGAAAACGTGTTACGACACGCAACCATTGTTAATATTATACCATAAAGAACAAATAAAGCCAACTTGGGTAGTTTTTACTACCACCCACTAACTTAATCTTCCTCTAAACTCTTCTGACTCCACTATCTTGATAGCGTTACAGTTTGCACATAAGAGCTGGTATATATTCTCATTTGCATTAAAGCTTCGCATCACCTCTTTATGAAACCTACTTCCACTACATTTACCTAACTTTCTATCCTTTGTACCACCACCGTTTATATGGTCTAGCTGTAAGGCACGTCTGTCTAAAAATCCACATTTTGAACATTTACCACCCAGTAAATTAACCATTTTCTCTCTACTTCTTGCCCGTAAATTTCTAGAATATAATTTATATTTATCAGTTTTTTTATACGCCCTTGCTTTATCCTTAAAAGCCTTAGTTTTTCGGTACTTTCTCTGGTAGTTCCTGTTGTATTCAAGGTATCTACCTTTATATTTATTATCTGACATTTCCTTATTATACCATAAATAGGGTAAATTTCCAAGTAAGGAAATAGTTAGCCTCAACCACTAACGGGAATGATTGAGGCTAATCATTCCCCTACTGGGAATGAGTGGTAGTAAGGACTACCCATTCATAGCTTCTTTCACCGCCTCATCTAACTGCTCTCTTAATTCTTCTTCTAAACTTAAGTCTCCTACGGTTTTTAGTAACTCTAAATTAGAAGAATATTCAAAGATAATTGACAACAGAGAATTTAACTCTGGCTTTTCACGAGCCATAGTTACTAATCTTCTAAGATTATTTGCACAATGATTTCTTAGAAGTTGAATTAACTGTTCACCACCCTCAGATTTAAAAAGTCTTTTAATAGCAAGAACTCTCTCTAATTCTTCAGATATGTCTTCAACCTTCTCAGACTTTAAATCTGGGAGTGCATCCTTAATCTCTTTAATTATCTTCTTTCTTTTCCCCGCCATTTGTTTCTGCAACTTTACTTGCTTCTGCAAGAGCATTTTCCTCAGCTAAAACCTTTTGGAACTCTTCTTCAATATTACTAATGTTAAGTTGTTCTTCAATAAGAGGAAGTTCTTTCATATAAGCTGCCTTCATTTCAACAAGACCCTTTAGCTCTGCTTCCTTATCTGCGATAGCCTTATCCATACTGGCAATATATTTTAAAACATCCCAGAATGTAAAAGTTTCAGTTATCTCCATTGTCTTGAGAATCTTTCTTTTAACTGGTGAAATATCTTCACCATCTGAAGGGTCAAATTGATACTTTGGTATTACTATATCTATATGTTCACTCATAATTTTTATCCGTTAATTTATAATGTCTTTCGACGTAAGTCTACTGACAACCCTCGCACAACATTTCATCCATTGGGTCAGATGGGACTAATATCTCTTCGCTTTCTTCTTTTTTTTCTTCATCCATTTGATTAAATTAAACTTATAATGTTCGACTTTTATCCCTTACCATAATTAGCTATGGTCATTTGGTCTACTGCTTTAGTGTCTGATGCTTCTCCACCTGGAACTATTGCTTGACCTCCTTCTCCGTTTGCCTGTGCTACTGAACTCATTAGTCCTTCTTTCGCTAGTTGGTCATCCAATTTTTCCATCATATTTCTGATTATTATTGGATTCAAAGATTCCATATATGCAAACATTAAATTCGCAACATCAGGATGTTTCATCAAGTAGCCTGAATTATCCTTCATATAATCTCTCATTTTCTGTAGGTAGGCAGTATTAGCAAGCTCGTTTGGCTCAATGACTTCACCCCCCAACATTCTTTGAATATCAGAAGCACACTCCGCCATTAACTCTGCATTTTCATCATTTTTTGTATCTGTCATAGCTTTTATTTCTTCAGTTGTAAATCCTGCAATAGATGCTTCCATCTCTGCTAGAATTACTTTGTTATAAATACCAGATACATCAGCAGACTTAGAAGATAAGAAAGTGAGTTTGTTTTTCTTCTCTACTGTTTCCATTCTTTCTTCAGCACCAGAAGTTATTACCATAACATTGAAATCTTTACCACGCTTGATGTCTTTTCTAGTGACCTCCTTAAATTTAACCCCGTCTATACCAATCATTTCTACGGCTGTTTTTGTTTTAAGGTGTTCATCAAGACCATCCAAATAAAGGTCTGCAAATCTTTCTTGTGCATCTGCTTCTGAATCAGAGTACAAAGTAAATCTGTCGTCAATATTAGCTTGGTTTCCTTCATAAATTCCAACTTGTATTTCTGTTGCTTGACCCTTTGTTCCCGCAGTTACTCCTGAGTTTAGCCCCATAATTTCTTCCATTTTTTCGTATACCTGAACAGCTGTAGTGATAGCGACTGTTGGATAAAATTGAATAGCCTTAGTTATATCCGTTCCACCCTTTACTGGAATCAAACCGTCCTTACGATATTTTAAGAGGGCAGGATTTTTAATAGCATCAACATCAAATGCTTTCATTGGTCGGTTAATTGCCTCTCCGTTGTCTAACATTTGGTTGATAGATGTAGACTTAGCCATTATAGCTTCACGAACTCCGTCTAGCGGACTTGGTGTCCAAAATTCAGTTAAGTCAGGATAGGCTGCAGCTGAAAAGAAGGGATAGTGTCCACTTTTAAATACATCTTCAATGGGTTCTACACGAATGGCTTTTCCGCCCTGTTCGGTTAAGAGAACATAATATCTATCTCCCTCATAAGTTGTATACCACTCCCAAAATTTCCACTGGTCTGGTTTCATTAAAACTCTAACTTGAGATATAAGGGCGTGCCAACGATTTTTGGCATTTGAGTCTTCCTCTGTTTCGTCTGTAAGATTTCCAGTGCCACTAATTAGTTCTTTAACTTCGTCTCTCAAATACTTACCTGACTTAGCTCCTTCTTTTAGTTCGTTTTTAGATTTTGTAATTCCACCACGTCCCATATAAAACGCCTTTTCCATATCTTCTCCACCACAAGAGGGGTCAATCAAAAATTGGTAGACATCTACGTTGGTTAAGTAAGATTTATAACCCCCCTTTGAATCTGCGTGATATTCAAAAATATATCTTCCGTAGATTATAAGTTGAATACGAGCTAACATAACTTTAAACTTCCAACGACCCTTTTTATAGTCTTGGTCTTTTAAGGCATTTGCAATTTTAGCTGCCTGAAGGTCTGCTTCTTCACCTTTAGTATATTTAAAATTAAATGGTGAATTTATTTTAGTCAAGAATGTAGTAACAAATCCCTGAGCTTCGTTTAAATTTACATTTGAACGTTCTCCTTGAATAGTAGCCTTTCTTGAGTAATATAAGTCCTCGTTTTTATGCCAATTTGGTATTTTAGGTTGCTTCCCTTGTCTTGCGAAGGCAATTTCATCTAAACTTTGTTTAACAATAGCATCTCGGATAGATTTCTTTATCATATTTTGTATATTATAACATATTCTACATTAAATGCCAATGTCAGCGAAGATTTTTTCAGTTGGCATCAGTTCTTCAGCCTCAAATTCATCGTAATCAAAGTCAGTATTAGGTGCTTCTGCTATCTGGGACTGATAAGCAGCCGAATCCATTGTATCGTCAAACCTAGAAGCAGGAAAACGGAGTAATTCACCCTCTAAATCCTTACACATACCTTCAATGTGGTAAATATGACCTCTTTCATAGCGTGGAACAAGGCTTTTAATACGAATTTCCTTTGCTGTGCCTCCGTGTTTTAACTCAACTACGTTCGGAAATACGTTTCTACGAGCCATTTCAATCGTAAGGAATGGTTGGATAGCCTCAGTGAACATAGTCTTTTCTATACCTATGGCTTGGGGTTTATAGGCAGTATGGAGTTCAAAAATAAGGTCAAAAAGCTCAGTTTCACCAATTCTCTTGTGGTAGGACTTTAGATACCATACATTTTTGTCGTCTACCCAGTTTATTGTAATACCAGTGTAATCTGATTGTTTAGTAGCTTTTTGTTTACCTTGAGTATCTATGGTTACAAAACAGTTCGTTATTTTCTTCTGAACTTCCTCTAAAGTTATCTTTTTAAACATTTCCTCCTTGAAAATCTGTGTTTCACGATTAACAGGATTTTGTTGATATTGTGCAGCAAATTCATAGCTTCCAATATCTTGTTTTGTAGCTTCAAGATTTTCTAACGTGAAGTGGTCAGCCCAAAGAGCTTCGCCTTCCTTTCGAAATTCCTCATCTTGTTCGGCTATAGCAGGGAGGGATATTATCTCCCATTTGTCCATTCCTTCCTCTAAAATTCTCCCAGCCAGGTCGTTATCTTTCCATCGGGTCATAACCAATATAATCGCTCCTGAAGGGGACAGACGGGTTCGAGCAGTAGATTTATACCAATCCCAAGTAGATTCTCCCACAATCTCAGAATCAGCTTCCTCTCGGTTTTTTACAGGGTCATCTATTATTAAAATATCAGCACCCTTACCAGTAGCAGCTCCCCCCACACCCAAGGCATTATATTCACCTCTTCCGTTGGTAGACCAGTTTCCTTTAGCCTGAGCATCTTCAGCTAATCTAGTATCAAAAAGTAACTGATACTCTTGTAAGTCCATTATATTTCGAACTTTTCGTCCGAAATCTGTCGCCAAAGCTGCTGCATAAGATGCAGTCATTATGTTTCTATCCTTATTTTTTCCCATACAGTAGGCAGGGAAGTTTACACTTACCAATTCACTCTTTCCGTGTCGGGGAGGCATAAAGACCATCAATCTTTTTAGCGACCCAGCTTCTACTCTTTCCAAAGCATCTGCTAAGATTCTATGATGCCAATTATCTCTATAAGAAGTAAATCTAAACTTTATAAAAGGAATAATATGTCTACGAGCTAATTCCCTTTTAGCTAATTCCTTCTTTGCTTCTATTCCCTTGAGTCTTTCAGACGAATTGACATTCTCCTCCTTATGTGTTGTAATAGGAATTGAGTTTAAATTTTCTATTATCTGCGGACGTTCCTCGCCCGCATCCCTTTCACCCAGCCCCTTGACAGAGTGGGGGGGGTATGTTGCTATCACCCTAGTTTTACCCGCTATCTTCTTCGCCATAGTGTTTATTCGTGCATAGTGCCTCTATGTATCTCTTTTGAAAATGCTCTCTGCTATGAGCCTTGTAGCTCGTCTGCTGACAAGCGGACTAGCCCCTTATAT